AAAAAAAAAAGGGCTGAAAACAAGTTTGTAATTGGGAATTGTCTAAAGTCATTTACACGACCCATACATTCGTCTAATGAATAGGGGATTAGTTCCCTTTCATTACCTTCTTTTTTTGATGATAATGGTTTGTATAGATGGACTGCCAACTTGGTTAAATCTAATGGACTTTCAGCCATAAACACTTCCAAGTTTATCCATTCTTCATAAGATATTTGTGATGGTTTAATCAACCCATATTTAACCCCCTTGAAATCAACCACCAATTCTAACGGGGTTGTATCTGTATTACCCCATTCAGTCATCAACATCTTTGCGACAAATGATACTTGTGCGAAGGGTGCTTGTTTAACTTCTTCAATCGGGGCACCAGTCATCATCGTAATCAATTCTGTTGCTTTGATGTCGGGGTTATTCTTCAGTAATTCATACTGCTCTATCGTGATGGGTAATATCCCATATTCTTTTTTACCTAATACTACTTTCATAATGTTTCACTAATATACTTATCATCTTACCTAATGGTTTATTTTCTTTTTCGGCTAAATCTTTTAGCAACTTATGGTATTCACCTTTCATTACAACCATCTTGTAATCGTAATCGTATTTCTTTCCTAATCGTTTAATTTTCATATTACATAAAACTATATTTCACTTTTGGTTTGTAGGTCATTTCCGTAATCAAATAACGGCTCGCATCTAATAAGTGGTCTCTTCCTGTTGTCTTACTTGTGATGTTTCCCGACCTGTCCTTGAACCATTTGTAGTTCTTTAATTCTTCTATAAGGTTCGTTGATGATGCGTCAATCTGTAGTTTGTATTTCTTCATTTCGGTTATACCATACAGGACTGACCCTGCTTCCTTCTTTACCCCACGGCTACGGGAATATCCACCCTTCTTTAATTCGTCAATCATACGGGGCTCACTACTATCACAAATAATCTCAAAGGTCTTCTGTAATCCCCCTTCTTTCATCTTGAATAATATATCATCACTAGACAATCCCCTTTCATAGAATACTTCCTTCAGGTAGATTACATTATCAGGTTCGTTGATAAGTCCCCACACACACGCACATTCATCGTTGGAATATCCCCAATCTATCCCGACCCCTAACATCTTGGAATATCTTGGTGCTTCATTTACAATTTCCCAGTTGATAAAGATTGTTTCACGGGGTTTAATCTTCTTACCCAACGCATACACTTCATACATTTCAGGGTCAATATCTTTTAGTCCTTCAATAGATTTTACAATCCTATCATCTAAAAAAGGATTTTGTTTGTAGGTGCTAATAATAAGTTGATTGTCGGGGTTTTCTTCCAAGTCATATACATACCAATCTTCACTAGCCGATGGGTTGTAATCTGCGATGATGAACCTACTGGTTCTAATATCTAATTGAATAAAGGCATCTTGACTGACTGATGTAATTTCGTTGATGAATACTATGTCTTGTTTCATACCACGCAACTTACCTGAACCATCATCTGCTCCCAAGAACCTAACTAACCCACCATTATCAAATCTGTAGATTACTTCTGTCTTGTTGAATTGTTCGGGGTTATACATACCCATTTGGTTCATTACTTCCTGAAAGTCCAATAGAACGGAATTACGGATTGAAACAAGTGTATCCCTTACGATTGTAATTGTCGTGTTGGGGTTCTGTAAAACATATAGAATTAGATAGGCTATGGTTTGGTAGGTCTTACCGCTTCTAGAAGAACCACGAAGGAATATTTTTCTTTTACCTTCCTTGACTGCTTTGTCTATATCCAAATATAATGTTGATACTTTGACTTCCATACTGAAATTGTTGTCCTTCCCCTGACTTCTATAAATATACTTTATATGTTAAAAAACTACATAACAAAAAAACCCCAACTTTCGTCAGGGTCTTTGGTGTTATAGGAGCATCACTTACTTTTTCTTATTGTCTATGTGGTCTTGGATTGTATCCAATCTTTTACCCAATTCAGCGCTGTATCCGTTTTCTACATAATCTACAAGGACTACGGACATTCCCACAAGTTCCTTCATAGTTAAACACTTATCACAAGCCGTAGCCCAATCAAGAACCAACTTCATAGAACTTTGTGATGCGATTTGTCTTTCTTTACTTTGTGCCATAGTTAGAAGGTATAATAGGTTGAAAAGTTTTTAGTATCAATTTCAATATTATCTATGTAATGTTGGTTGTTAGAATTAGCCGTTGCTTTGGTGTGTAATGGTTCATCAAAGTATTCATTTAATGCGTCATTAAACTCTTGGCTGTCTTCATCATAATCACCTTCATAACCATATTGTTTTAGTTCGTTTAATAAATCTTCAACACTATCAAAATCCCTGACGATGTCGTAGTCGGCTTTCACCTTGATTGTTTTTGTTATTTGTATCATATCCTATATTTTTAGTTTTGTAATTCATAAACATTTTCAATATCAAACAAATTAGCCCCTGTTAGTTTGTTGATTTGTTGAACTTGTGATTTAGTCATAGATTGCGACAACCATAATCCTCTACCAGGATTTACGAAACAAACTTGGAAACAAAGTTTTCCACTATTCCCACGATATACTGCGGGTTCGTAAAACTCAATTTCGGTCATTTCAGGGTGTGCTGCCATCAGCATATCCATATCAATAGAATATCCTGTCTTCTGTGTCTTGTGGTTCTTATCACTAATTTCTTTCAATAGTGATGTCGGGATTGTGTTTTTCTTTTCCATATTTTTTTTTATCAGTTGTGTCTTACAAATATAATACTTTTTTTTTAACCTACCAAATCTTTTTCAATCTTTTTTTCCAAAAGATAGTTCAACAAATATTCGTGGTCTTCAGGACGAATAATTAAAACAACTTGTTCGTGTTTGTCTTTTTTCATATTGAATACTTCCATACCAAGATAAAGGTTTTTGTCTTCATCATCTACTAACATAAGGGTATGGATTTCTTCCACTCCCATAAAGGTCTCTTTGTTTTTTAGTTTGTCTTTCATAGTGATACAAAATTACGGATAAGTTTTGATACTGCCAAACTATCCCTGATAATATTTAATATTTTTTACCTGTCTGTTTAATTCTATAGTCCATACTATCGCTTGTAAGATGATGGCAATTCTATCCTGCCTTCTTCTATGGTTTGATTTTCGTTGTCTTGGTATTTTCATTATCTTACAAATCGTCTTACAAACTGGTCGTGTCTATCCCTGAATGTGTTATAGTCAGGTTGTTCGTTATACAAAGTTCCGCAGTCGTGGAAGACCTCATCGTTGATGTAGTTGATAATCAAGTATTTCATACCATAGTTCGTTTCTACGACACTAATTCCTGATGAATAGTCATATCCCCCAATCATAGTGTGCGTGGTCGTAAAACCCACTATTTCATTTGGAATATTTGTATAATGCTTTCCATTACGGATTGCGTTTATGTGGGGTCTTGATACACCATACATTTCTGCGATGTCCCCATCACACAACATCGTTGTTGCGAATAATCGTTTTATTTCTTGAACCTGTTGTTCCGTTAGTTTGCTTGAACCTTTCATATATTTTCTTCTGTTATTTCGTTATTGTCTTCACCACAATTACAATCGTTTAATCCATAATCAATATCATCAACCCATTTAACGACATCTACCAAAATCTTACTGGTTTCGTTATTGTCCCATACATTTTTGATGGTGTAGATTTTTTCATTACTATTATAGACAATCTTGATTTTAACCCCCGATTTTGTGAAACGGATTTCATATATGTATTCCGCCCATATTCCTTCGTCCATAAGTTTCTTATCACTTAAAGAAATATCCCAAAATAGTATTTCTGCTTCAGTCATACCATCATCGTTGATTTGACGACTGAATGGTTTTTTCTTATCACCAAACATAGTGGTATAGTTTTTTTCAAGTATGAAATTATTTAACTTGTTAAACCAGTATTCTTTAGTTGATAGTGTAAGTGCTTTCATCACATAGGGAAATACTGATGTGCTGGTTATACCACCATCGTATTTAACCCACGAACCCATTACGAACTTTCCGTTGTCGTAAATCTTAAAAATTGCCTTTGTTCCCATATCTATAAATATACTAAATGTTTTTATATTACAAAGAAATATTAAAAGTTTTAACAAACTTACGGAACTTTGACTTGATGTGTTCTACAATTTTGTCTTCAACATTTTCATCATCAACTTTCCAATAAGGGTTTTCTTCAGGTTGGGGACAATACCAGTCAGTATTGATATACCAAATGGTTTCAATCCCTTTGTGTTCTACATAGTAGGTTGCGTATATCTGTGTAATCTTTCCTTNTTCGTAGGTGATTGCTTGGTTTTCTCGTTTGCTTCTCATAATTATTTTACCATAAAAGTTTCGTGGAATGTTTTACCAGTAGTCGCCATCATCACTTTACGACTTCTTGAATTGTTTGGACTGAACTTACCATCTACGATAGTGTAAGATGCGTTTTCGTCAGGCCAAAGATAAGTTGCGTTCGGGTAAGAAAAGTTCAATACCATCTTGAAGTAGTTTTCCTGTTGTTGTTTTTGGTTGTGGGTCATAGTCGTTTATTTTTTATAGTTGTTTAGTGTCTTACAAAGTTCGGGATAATATTTGGATTATACAAGTGATTAGTGGATTTTTTTTCCGTTGAACCTATCAATACATAATTGTAGAAAAGTGTTGATGTTGGCAATCATCACCTCGTTTGATTTGTTGTTCTTCATACTATCGTCCATAACACCAGCAATCACTTCAATCAAGTAGGGGTGGATTGGGTGTGCGACCATTCTGTCTAATACAATACTTTTTTCAACAACACTTTTTTTAGTNATTGCTTCGTTCAAGATTACTCGTGCGTCCATAGTGATTTCTTTAGTTTTCATAGTCGTAGTTTTTATAGTTGTTTAGTGTCTTACAAAGATACGGCGATTTACACCACACCGCCAAACAAAGCACAAAAAAAAAAGGAAGATTTTTTACATCTTCCTTTTGTCTATCCCGTAGAACCCGTTTTTAATAATGGCAGTCATCAAAGAACTTCAGGTTCGTCAGGGGTAGTATCTTGGTAATTTGTCGGTAGTATAACACGGACTTCAATTTTATCTAAACCTGTGTGGTTCAATTCTATTGATTGCTTAACCTTGTATTCGGGGTGTCGGTGTTTTAGAAAGAATTGTAATAGATTTGGGTTTTCACTTAAAGATTGTTTTAAGATTTCTTCTGCTTGTTCCAGTTCAATCTGGAAATATTCTTCAATCTTATCCTTAAACTCTTCGTCATACTTCTTCCACCTGTAGTAAGAAACTTCACTACAACCGCATAGTTTGGTGCTCTGTTTTACCGATTTACCTTCGGCTAGTTTATTGATGATACAATTTTGTTTTTGTATCGTTGAATGTCTATTCTTGGCTTCCCTTGAATAAACATATCTACCAGGTTTTTTATTTGGTTGATTTGGCTGTTCCATACATTTCAATCCTTTCCTGTTGGGTAGATGGTCTTACCCCTAATTTACTGAATATGAACTCGTCTATTAAACGCAATTCACTATTGGCTATACTTCCCCAACCACGACTACCAATTCGTCCTTCTACCTTCTGTAAAGGATTTTGCTTACAACCACACCCCATCTTTATTTTTTCTTAAATTATCTAATCGTTTATTTGTTTCCCAAAACACTTCTGTAAAATAATAACATAACTCAAAATTATCGTTTTCTGTATGATACTTGATTTGTTCTTCTATTGAAGCCAAAGTATTATTTAGAAGTTGTGATGGCAACATATCTACCATTTGTGCGGTTATTAGTATCTGTTGAAACAATACATCAACCCCTAATTCTATAACCTTCTTTCTGTCTTCAACGGCTAGGTTAAAGAACTCTTCTACTTCTACTTCGGTATAATCAATTATCATAGTGCGGGTCTTACATCAAGGTTCATTTGACTTCTTAAAGTATAAAGTTCAGTTTGTAGTTTTTCAATATGAACTTGGTATTTTTCTACCTGTTCCTTTAATTCTTTAATTTCTGTCTTCAAGTCGTTTATCGCCATAGTATAAACTGATATTACTTCTTTAACATTTTCAATTTCAAGAGCATTCACTTCTGCTCTGTTTTTTTTATTACCAGCAATATATCCCACTATCGTTGAAATGAAACCTATTATCGCTGTCGTTATTACATCATTCATATTGTATAAATATTACAAGTCCTTCTTTTTAATCGGTAAATTATGTCTTTGATGAAATTGAATATAAATTGGAACTTCACCTGATAAGTCATATCCCAAGTTAGTAAAAATTATATCAGCCTCTCTTCGCATATTTGTTTTTTGATTTAGTTGTCCTTTTGTTGCTCTACAAGAAGAACACATTAAACAATTCCCGTAAGCATCTATGTAATCAATACAACCCCTAAACTTATTCTTGGGGAGCCATTTATCACAATACCTACATTCGTATTCCCATTCACCTTCTTCATCAACACGCTTCCTTCTAATCAGTAATTCGTCATCATTTTCCATATTCGTTGAAGTATTAAAAAAGGGGGGTTTTATTATAGGACATAACTGAATAAAAGAATAATGATATGGGAAACATTATTAGAAAGCGAACCCCCCCTTGAATATAAATATAATCATTTTCTAATAGTAGTCCAATTATATTTTTTATCTTTTAAGTAAAAAAATAATGATAGTTGTTTTTTCCTTGAAGTTTGATACTTGATAAAGTTTTTGTAATAGCGGATACTATCGTTCTGTTCGTTGAAGGTAAGTTTAACCCACATATCAAACAATTCATCATAGTTCCTATCATCTTCCTTGAAATCAACAAACATACAAGTAAAAAGTTCTACATCATCATCACTAACTTTTTCTTCAACAAAAGAATATGATTTTAATTGTAGGGTTGTTTCATCAGTTTCTATATCCTTATC